ATAAAAATTAGTGTTGCCGGGAGTAACAATAAGCGCGTCCGTAGCATCAGCAGCGCCGCCAGCGTATACAAACTTGAAAACAGATCCAGCAACAGGAGCAGGAAGCGTATAAGTATTATCTTGGCCACCATCTGGAACAAGGAGAATCCTACCGCTGTGAGTTGCGTTAGTTAGGGTTACGTTGCCGTCTGAAAGACTAACTGGCGCCCCACCATAGGTGGTGATTTCGGTAATCGCACCGCTAGTTGCGTCTTTGCTGATGGACTTAAATCCATTCTCAGATCGGACTGGGCCGTTGAATGTTGTATTAGCCATGGGTATCTCCTGTCTTGGCTAGTGTCAGGCACGGTATGCGCCTGTCAGGGATGGAATACTTATACAGCAGAAAAAGAAAAGGGGCAACAAGTGCCCCTTTCTTACTGTTCCATGTGGAACAATTATGCGCCTTGTGAAGCGAACACTGCGCGTGGATTGCTAAAGCCAAAGCTGTATCGCTCGCGGGCTTTATAACGCACGTTACCAGTGTTGAAGTCACCTTCCATAGAAGTCGCAATCGGGCTGCGCTCAAAGTGCTTGAAGCCATCTGGGCAGTCGGTCAATACGAAGAACGCATCAGTGTCAGTCAAGAAGTGGTTGACTGCATAGCCCTGAGGCAGCAGACCCATGTTCCTGATTGCGTTGATGTCGTTGTCCGCAGTCTCGACGCGCCCTGGTGTTTCTAGCAGGCGATCAGCTACGAATTGCAGTTGAGGCGGAACAATCAGCTTGGTTCCTTGCAGAGCCAAGATCATGTTTCGATCATCCACAAAAGTAGAAATGCTGATCAACGCATTTTCCAGCGACGTTTCGTTCAAGTCTGCAAATGCAGATGGACGATTTGAGAAGGTGCCACCACCAGCTAGTGGATGATCGGTAGCCACAAGTGACTTACCATCACCGCCAGTGAAAGAGCTAGAAAACGCATTGTTCAATACGTTTGCAGCCTTCACCTGCTTAGTGTGTGCCATGCTTCGTGCGAGAGCCTTCGTATAGCGCGCACCAAGGCGGTCATACAAATTATCTTCTACACTTTCCTCGGTTAGCGCGAACGCCAAAGCAACCGTCTCGTGCGTGTAACGCGCAGTAAAACCTTCAGAAGCTTGGTCGTATGCAACGCCTTGCCCCTCAGATTTATCACGAGCGTTACCAAAGCCTACGATCAGCACCTCTTCTTCAAACGCTCGGTCTGAAGCTTCAGTTTCAAAGATCTCGGCGTGCTCGTTTTCATAACGAGCGTATTCCATGCCAAATAAAGCGTTGAGGCCAGGCTCTAGCTCTTTGGCTAATTGTGCTCTTGAAATAGCCATTAGTTAGCCTCCTATGCTAAACCGGCGCCTTTTTGGCCGTAGATTGAGTTCTGAATAACAACAAGTACGTTGGTATTCGCCGTGGCGACATCTGAGTTTTCTGGATCAGCAGAAATATCAATCGCCTTAATTGGCAAGCCAGCTGTGGTTGCACCCGTAGTTACATCTAGCTCAGCGCCAGAGATACCTGTAACGGTGCTGCCAGCACTGGTGTACACGATATCGAAGTTGCCGAAAAGATCAGCGACTGGGAATGTGTCATCAGCCTGGATTTCATACACAACATTCGGATCATCGATAATGAAAGCGATGATGTCCGAAGCATTGGTGCTTGCAGGGTAGAAATTGCTGAACTTCTGCTCACCCGTTGTTGGGTCAGTAAAAGAGCAGCCGTTGAACACACCAACGATAGGCACAGTGCCTCCGTCAGCGTGAACCTCTACCGTACCACCAGTAACTTGCATAACCATATCTCCTTGGAAGATAGCGGTTCCGTAGTTAGCGGCGATTCGATATCGGCTTTGTCCGCCAGTGAAGGGGCCACCCCCTATCATCCGAACTGGACGCATTCCAAAAGCGGCATCTTGATTTGCCATTTTTGAACCTCCTAGTAGTTAAACACAATCAAAATGAGGCTACGTTGATTTGTTGCCTCGCCCAAAAGATACCTGCGTCTTTCTCTCTTTCGAGATTGGCATCGCAGGGTGTTCTTCGCGCATCAGATCGTTATCTACAGCATTCATTTGCTGATCGGTCTGTTTTGCGAAGTAAGCATTTCGCTCTTCCACAGTCTCTTCTGGAATCTTGGTAAGCATCAAACCACCGACACCGACTGTTCCTGCATGGTTACCATCATCGATAACCGGCAAGTCATAGCCTGAAACTTCACTTGGGTGTACAGGTTCGTACCCCTCACGAAATCTCATGTGCACGTTAGTCTTATCTGCTTCACCCCGTATGTGGGTTCGCACCCAACGATACCGCATCCCTTCAGGAGCCTCTGGAGTTTCCAATACTTGAGGTGGAGTCCATGGTTTTCTTGCGGCCTTTGAAGACCGTGAAGAAGCACGCCGTGGGGTTCTATCAGAACCTGGTACTGTTGTTTCTTCGCTCATGAATTTTGTAACCTCATTTTCTGTTTTGCGTATTCTTTGAACGGTACTCCAAGCTTCCTTGCTAATGCTTGTTCACTTGGATTCAGTTCAACTCTACGAGAGTTTTGATTGCGTCCACTTCCAGTCGTGCGCGATCCAGAGACAACGGTTTGGACGTTGGTGTTGCCTCTCGCGTTAGTTTGCCCGTTAAATTTATGTGGCAGTTCTTGCCGCATACGGGAATCAATTTGAGCGTAGTATTCATCAGACTCTAAGTCAACACCGCTCTGTATGAGGTCGTTATGTATGGCAAAAGCGACATTCGTCATAACAGTGTCTGTGCCGAACCATTCATTAGCAGAAGCCCAGTTTTGAGCCTTTGGTGATGGCTCTTGATATGTGGGTTCTTGATATGCAGGTTGTTGCTGAGCCGCTTGTTGCTCTTGATACTCAGCATCAGCTTCTTGCTGCTCAAGCCAAGCAGCGTAGTCAACTTTGTACTGCTCAAGGTCACGTTGATACTGAGCCAGTGCATTGCGATCAGCTTCAGCTTTTGCAAGCAGCTGCTGAGCTTCTGCCATAGCTTCTGGGTCACCAGACTCATATGCAGTCTTTAAGTTTCTCTTGGCTGCTTCAGCTTGAGTCTCTACACGAGTGGCAAACTCACCGCTGTACGTTTCCTGCATCTTGAGATTTTGCTCTGCAGTAGACGTTTGCGTTTGTTGAAGCTGAGAAGAAAGTTGCTCATTCTGCTCCTGCAGTTCTTTCGCATACTGGAGCGCCTGCAACTCTCTGCGCTGGTAGTCTTTCGCCTGCTTAACCGCTTGGTTGATGCGATTCTGAGCCGTGCGAGCCCTTACCTCTGCTTCAGATAGCTCTTCTTCACCTTGAACTTCAGGCGCATCAAAGTCTTCTTGCACAGAATCTTCTGTAACAGGCGAGATGTCTTCCATCTCTTCTTCAGAAAAGTCTATGTAAGTCGCATCGTCCTGAACTTCTTCTTCTACGCGCTTACCTTCAGGCAGTGCTGCGCTGTTTATGTTGTCATCGTCAAGCTTTGATAAAGCTTCACTCAATGTTTCTTCGGCCATTGTTTTTTACCTATGCTGATTTGATATCGTCTGGATCAAGAATTGTTCCGATTACTTCATCGTCGTTGATGATGCGAACCTCGTGGTCATCCTCCAAAGAGAATCGAGCGCCTGCATAACGACCAATGAGAACCCAGTCGCCTTCTTGGCACCAAGGCTCGTTGCCAAACTTATCTAGATCACGATAAGCCAATGGCCCAACTTTCAGAACATAACAAATCGATGTAGCAAGATTTTCCTTGCTCACCGTAGACTCAAGCAGCTGTATGCCGCCATCTGTCATACCTTTGCCTTTGTACGGGAGCACAAGAAGTCTCCAGCCAGAAGGTTCAGGCATTCTTTCAATCAAACTTGAATCAAGCACAGATGGGTCTAAGACCCGTTCACTCACATATGCATCCGTAATGGACGGTGTTGCGATGGAATCTAGTGATAGATCACTCATCGAGGGGATCTCCTTCAATATGCAACGCTTCTTTTAGTTCCTCACGAAGGGTGCGAAGCATCGATAACTCACCCATCGCAAATTTGTAGTCCTCCATATCCTTGATATTTCCAGAGGTTATGTAATCAATATGAGACTCCTCATACTGATCTATCTTCTTATAAATGTAGGCCGCGAGAGATATTGAATCCATTTAACGATATGAGAGAAATTCTGTAATTTGATCTCGCCCTAAAGGAGCCCCTATCCCTGCACTAGGAGGCCTTGGCCCAACAAAAACTGGCCTTGGTGCACCCATCACAGGTCTTGCATCAGGTCTAGGTGTTGGTCTGTTAGGCTCAGGTCTCTGCACCGTTTCATAAATAGGTTCAGGCTTTGGAATGTACGTTGGGAAGAAGTCGGTTGGCTGTGGATTGTTTTGAGCCATACCTGCATAAGGTGCCAACGCCTGCATAGGTGCTTGCTGGCCGTATCCACCAAACGTGCTACCGGGTGGCTGCGGTGGAGGCGTAAAGCTTGCTGCAAAGCTTGGATCAAAAGACTGGCCAACGATGTTGCTTGATATCGACATGTCTGGCGTACCAAGGATTGATGTTGGCGGCACATACCTTCCTGCAAACTTATCTGGCGCTTCTCCGGGAGGAGGTGGTACATAGTCTGGCTGAACGACAGGCGCAGTTGGCGCTGTAGGAGCAGTGGTCACAGGTGGCGTATACGTCGCTCTTGATGGCTCGCTACCTTCCCACTTAGCTAAATCACTTTCGTATTTCTTTCTTTTTGCTTGATAACTTTTGCTTGCCGCACCCATGCCTTTTGGACGCCTTGGTGGGCCTGAAGGCTTAGATTGCAGCCAGTCTACATACGCCGATTCAAAAGAACCGCCGCCTGTTTGTTGTTGCGCGGTAGTCGCACGAGGCGCTGTAGGCTCAGAAAGAAACATCCTTTCTGGCTTGCCCGTGGTCAAATTAATCGGCGTAGGCATGACCATTGCTTGAACTTGGCCTCGGCCAACCGTTGGCATCGGCGGCTGGTACATCTTGTCGCCGCTAACAGGGTTCGTATAAGTCTTGCCTCCAGACCTCACTCCCTCAGGAAGCTTCGGCTTGACGGGTTTCTTCTTGGCGACAGTCTTCTTAGGCGCAGCTTTCTTTGCGACAGTCTTGCGAGGCGTAGTCTTGCGCTTAGGTGGTGGCTTGGGTGCTGCCCTTCTTTTCGGTTGCCTTGATCCTCCAATGTTTAGATCAGCAAGAGCTTCTTGAATTCTCTTTTGAACCTCTGACGTTAATTCAGGAGGCTTTGGCTTACGCACAGGTTGAACTGCAGGCTTACGACGAGCAACTGGCTTAGGCCGTGTGACTTTGGGGGGCACCGGTTTTTTGCGCGCAGTAGGCTTGCGGGGCGTAGTCTTGCGCGGAGTCGTAGGCGCTTTCATTCGGCCTGAAGCCATCATCTCTTCAATTCTTTTTTGAACGCTCTCAGGAATCTTAGGCGTAACAGGTGGAGAAGGCCGACGCACTTTGGCGCGGCTTCTTCTTGTAGGCGCAACACGAACAATAGGCTCTTCTTTGGCTACTGTCTTTCTAGATCTGTTTCGTCTTCCGCCGCGCATAATTAGTACCTACCAAAAGGACTTTGTGAATAATTGTTCTGCATCCTAGGGTATCTAGGCATTGACCTTTGTTGAGGCTGTTGAAACTGTTGATATCCACCTTGTCCAAAGCCACCGCCCATTCCGCCACCATACCCGCCCCCAAACATGGGTGGGCGTTGATTGAATCCGCCGCCAAAACCGCCTTGACCACCTTGGCCGCTCATCATAGAGAACATCTGCATCATTTGCTGCATGAACTGCATCATCTGCTGCATGCCTTGTTGGTTGAACTGTGGTTGTTGTTGCACTTGACCAAATTGAGGTTGTTGACCTAATTGTCCTCGGCGAGAAGCTTCTGCACTATTGTTGTCACCAGAAATTGGTAGTTGAATAGGATTAAATTCTTGCACAGGTTGAGGTTGAAACGGTTGAGGTCTACGCACAGGCGTAACACTGCCGATGGGAGGCCGCGCCCTCATGTCTGTCAGCATGGGGAGTTTAGGAGTCTCACCGACCATGCGCATAGGCACAGGCATAATCCCTTGCCGAAACTCATCAGGGTTGTTTCTTTCGTACTCCATACGCCTGCGCACCTGGTCAGGAGTCAGACCAGAAAAGGGATTACCTGAATGTTGAACAAGACGCCTTTCAACAGGGTCATTAGGACGCCCATCTCTGTATTGCATCATTGGTGCAAACATAGAAATTAGAAGATTCCGCTGAACTTCTTACCGCGAATCGCTGCACCACCACCACGCATCTCACCTGCGCCGTAAGGAGCAGAAGAAGTGGGCGTAGCTACAGACTCGCTCTTTGCATAGTTCACCGTACCCTGATCTTTGATAGACACCTTGCTATCAGTGACCTTTGGTTGGGGAAAACTCGTTTGACGCTTGATCATGACTTCTTACCTTTTGGTGTTGATTTGGCTTTGGCCTTTGGAGCAGCCTTCTTTTTAGGTGCTGCCTTCTTCTCTGGTGTTGGCTGCGCAACTTCTTCAACCTTATCTTCAACAGGTGCAGGAGTTGGCTCTTCGCCAAGACGGAGCTTTTCCTCTGCTTTGTTGACGGCCTTTTGAACTGCGGCCATCTTCTGTCTTACTGAACTCATTGTAAATCCCTCTTTTGATTTACTGCCTGAAAAAATCTTTGGCAATGTTTTCTGCAGTTTTAGCCATCTGTGCAGAACGTTGCAAGCCTATTCGCTCACGAGCCACATCGTCCTTCATGTCAGCAATCTCTTTCTGCAAGTCCATGCGCTCATCAGCCATGTCTGCAGCGTTATCAATACGCTCACTTTCCAGATCAATGCGTCGATCAGCTTCGCTTGCTTTACGCTGCAGATCTGCCTCTTTGATATCAAGTTCACGATCACGCAGGTTGACCAAAGGATCATCTTGCTGTGGTGGGGCAAATTGCGGTGACATCGCTTCAGTTAACTGCATAGATATCTGAGCAACCTTATCTTCCATGATCAACTGCATCTGTTGTTGCATCTGCTGCATCTGCATCTGAGCCTGTTGCGCAGCCATCGGATCAATCTGAGCTTGTTGTTGCATCTGCTGTTGAGTTTGCTGCATCTGTTGTTCCATCTGCTTGATCTCAGGGTCTTGCTGCGCCATCTCGCGTGCCTTGAAGTCAATGTGCTGATAGATATGCGCTTGAATCATAGCCGTGACTTGCTGCTGACCTGGAGGAGCAGAAGAAACAATTGGCGTTTTGAGTAACGCAATGTGTGCATCTATGTGCGCCTCGTGACTCTGTTCTGCAAACGCTTGTGCAGGCTGCATCTGCAGGAAGTTTGAGTTCTCTATCCCAGGCGGCACAGGCTGTGGTTGTGGGGGTGGTGGTAGTAACTGCTCAAT